ACAGATGCGTTATCAGTAGTTCGTGCTTCCGGTTACTTTAATGATGCAGCAGGCATGATGAACGTAGGTGACTTAGTTATTGTTTATGATAGCGATGCACCAACAATTGCATTGTCAGTTGTGTTATCAAATACTGGCTCCGTTGTTGATATTGCAGATGGTACTGCAATCACAGTAACTGACACAGACTAAATTATATGACTTCAACGGCATCCAACTCAGCGTTAGATATAGCATCAAGAGCCTTAGTGCTTATCGGTGCAGAACCAATCACTTCATTTGAAAGTAGTTCAACGGAAGCATTGGTAGCCTCTAACATGTATGAGGATGTCGTTAGGTCGTCTTTGTGTATATGTAGATGGAGATTTGCTACAGAGCAGGCAGTTCTTAATCAGTTAACAGATACACCTACAGGCAGATTTGATATAGCACATCAGTTACCAAGTAACTTATTGATGCTACATGCCGTCACAATAAATGATAATAAAATACAGTACACTGTATATGGAGATAAAGTTTTCTCTGACTCAACTACAAATGATACTTTGATAGCTGATTATACTTATAGGGCAGATGAAGTAGACTTTCCATCATACTTTTCTCTTGCTGTTCAGTATTCACTAGCTTCAGTATTTGCAACAGCAATAGCTAGAGACGATAAGCTTATGGAAATGATGGAAGTAAAAGCAGAAAGATTAATGGCTAAAGCTAGAAACCTTGATGGTCAACAGCAAACAACCAGAGTATTATCTACCACGAGGTTTAGAACAAATAGGTTAAGCTAATGGCAAGGATTAGAATACCACAAAATAGTTTCCAATTTGGTGAAATTAGTCCTTCATTAACATCAAGAACCGATTCACCGATATACAAAAACTCAGCAGAACGTGTGCGTAATTTTTTTATACGTGGCGAAGGTGGAGTTACTAAAAGACCCGGCACAAAAAGATGGCATAACTTTGGTAGCAGTCCATCTTATGATTCAGACCTCAGGCAAACAGTTCGTATAGAACCATTTTCATTTTCAGATGATGAGCAATATATAATTGCTTTTAGTAATACACGTATAGAAATATTTCAGGTTAGCCCTACTACGGGTGATATATCATCAATACAAGCTTTAACTGGACAAAGTTGGTTAGTAAATACAACTGCTGCACCATACTTAGAAGAGTATACGTTTGCACAGCAAGGTGACGTTATGTTTGTATGTCATCAAACTATAGCACCAAGAAAGATTGTTCGTACAGGTTTAACAACATTTGTAGTTGAAACCTTTGCCTTTGAAACATCAACAAATAGTGAGCATGTTTTTCAACCTTATTATCCTTTCCAAGCATTGGGTGTAACTATATCTGCTAGTGCTACAAGTGGAAGTGGAGTAACATTAACAACTAGTGCTGATTATTTTACATCAGATCATGTTGGTGTGTATCTTAAGATTGGAACTGCTGAAGCAGAGATTACTGGATATACAAACGCAACAACTGTAACAGCAACTATTTATGGAACTCTTAGACAGCAATTAGATTTGAATGCATTTAAAACAACAGAAGATAGTTTGGTTGTGCAAGTAACGCATGCCTTACATGGATTATCTGTAGGTGCTACTATTGTTATAGACAGAGCAGGAACTGTAGGTGGTATAGGTATATCAAGGCTAAACGGCACAAGAACTATAACGGCTGTGATAGATGAAAACACATATGAGTTTAATACTGAGACAAGTCATGAAGCCACATCCTCAGAAGATGGTGGTGGTAGACCAAGGGTTGAGACTGGTTCAGCAACTACCGAATGGCAAGAGCAAAGCTATTCTGCTGTGCGTGGCTTTCCGGCAGCAGTTACCTTTCATCAAAATAGATTGTGGTTTGGTGGTACATTAGCTCAGCCTGATGGTATATGGGGTAGTAAGTCTGGTCAGTATTTTAACTTTGATGTTGGTGATGGTGAAGACAATGATGCACTTGATCTTACAGCAAACGTTGGTGAGATATTTACTGTAAGACATTTAGTATCTAACAGAGATTTGCAGGTATTTACTACAGGTGCAGAGTTGTTTGTACAAGCACCAGTAGATAAACCAGTTACACCTGCTAACGCACAGATACGCAGACAGACACCATATGGTGCATCGTTTGTAAGGCCTGCTGTATTTGATGGTGCTACATTATTTATACAAACAACTGGATCAGCTTTAAGAGAGTTCTTGTTTACAGATGCTGAACAAGCTTATACCTCAGTAGCTGTATCAAGTCTTGCACCTCATTTAATACTTAATCCTGTACAACAAACATCTATTAAAGGTGCATTGAACAGAAGTGAATCATATGCTTTTCTTTTAAACAATGATGGAACTATAGCTGTCTTCTATTCTATTAGAGGTGACAACAAAGCAGGATGGACATTGTGGGATACAGCAGGCAAGTGGCATTCAATATGTAGTGTATTTGAAAGATTGTTTGTTGTTGCGTCAAGGGATGATGGTTCAGGATCAGACAAGTTATTTTTAGAAGAGTTTCAGGTAGATATGCCAATGGACTTTTGTGATGAGTTTAGTGCGTCAAGCAGTGTATTCAGTGGATTGACATCACACTTTTCAAATGGTGCTGTTGTAAAAGCAATTAGTGGTAATGATTATCTTGGTGAGTTTACTATAGCCTCAGGAGAAATAGATGCGTCATTAGCTAAATCAAATGTATCCACTGGCTATATAGGTTATGCATTCACTCCTCTCATCAAGACCTTGCCAGTGGATGCAGGTATTATTGGTGGGCCACTTACTGGAGAGCCTAGAAGAATTAGTAGAGTTGTTTTAGATTTGTATTCTACTCTAGCCGTTTCTGTAAACAATAATGATCTTGTTTTTAGGAATGTTACTGATGATATGTCTAATGAAAGAGTACCAGTAACAGGCAAAGAAGAGTTTAGAGTGTTGGGATATAGCCGTGATCCAAGAGTAAATGTATCACAAAGCTATCCTTTTAGTTTAGATATTAATGGCATGGTAGTGGAGGTAGCATTCGGATGAGTTGGTGGATGGTAGCAGGTGCAGTTGTAAGTGCATATGGTTCAATGCAGGCAGGCAAAGCAAGGGCAGCAGAAGCTAGGGCACAAGCAGCACAACTAGAAGAACAAAAAAAAGATGCTAAAGTTACTGCAATGCAGGAACATAATATACGCATGGAAAATTTAAATGTTATGCTTGGTGTAAATGCATCATTAGCAGGGGTTATGGGTAGAGACGAAGACAGATCACTTGCAGCTATTAAGCAAAAGATATTAAAAGAAGCAACAACATTAGAAGATAGAGCAAGAGTGCAGTATCTTAGTGATCAAAGTCAACGTTCTATGTCTATACAAATAGCAGGTATGAGAGCAAGGAATGCTAGGAGAGCAGGCACAATATCGGCTATAGGTAGTTTATTAAGTGCAGGTAATCAATACTCAAAGATATCAGGATCAGTTCCTACTGCATCAGTTACAGGAACTGGGCCTTTAAGATTTAATCCTAGCAGAATAAGTGGAAGTGGAATCTATACATAATGGTAGAATTTCTTAAAGCAAAACCTACATCTTTTGTTAATAAACCTAGAGGTATTATTGATACACGCACAGGCGAAGGTCAAGTGTATGAACAGATAGCTAACCTTGGCGATCAAATGTCAAGGATGGGTTTTGAAGATGCAGTAGTTGAGCAGGAAAAGATTGGTAAAGACTACGTTGCCTCATTGCAAACAAGAGACGAGCAAGGTAAGTTACAATTTGTAGCGTTACCTGAATCACTAAGTAAGGTTGCTAGAGATGCAGCTACACCACAATTAAGAAAAAGATATGCTAATGAACTGCAATTAGATACCAGTAATAAGATTGCTGAGTTACATAGAACATACAAAGATGATCCCATAGGTTTTGAGTTTCAATCTAATTTATATATTACAGAGACTGTTAATACTCTACGTGCAAACGGATATCAGGAAGTAGCAGGTGATTACGCAACAAATGCAGCAGGCTTAGTAGTACAGCATTCTAATGATTTAAAACTCAAGGCATTTAAAAAACAAGAAGAATCTGCCAACGAAAAGCAAAGAGTTCTCATTGATAATCAAATACAAGATTCTTATGAGAATAGAGTTGGTGGTAAATCTAAAGAAGCAGACGAAATGGACAAAGCTGTCCTTGCTTCGTTAGATGATCTTATAGCAAGGGATGTTGTCAACGCACCATACTACAAAGAACAAAGAGCATTGGTTCTTAGAAATAAGAAACAAGCTATTATGGAATTACAGTTTCAAAACTTTAGTGCAGGACAAATGGCTGCATATAATAGAAGTTTGACGCTTGGAAAAATATCTGATCGAGATAAGGCTCTATTACCAAATCTAACTGATCAACATTTTATAGATCAAAGAAAGGATATGAGGCCTGAGGATATAAGGGTTTTAACAGCATGGGGTTCTACAACTAAAGGAAGATTTGCTGATGACCTTACGGGGAAAAAGAAAACATATGAAATTGATAACACAGCAAAACAATGGAATAGTAAAACACTATCAATTAAATCAACTAAAGTTAGCAATGATTTAGATGCTGTCGTTGGAAATGAATTAGGTCTTGGAAGAAAAGCAACACCTAATGATATTCTTAATGCAACACAGCCACAAACGCAAAAAATAATGGAAGGGCAGAAAGGTAATGCATCTGTTCCTACATCTATCAAACAAGTTATAGGAAATCCATCTATAGCTATAACTAATATAAATAATAAACTAGAGCAAGGCAATCGAGATGGAGCAGAGTCATCTATTAATAATTTAATAAATGTAGCAAAGGTTTCAAGTGGTCTTATAGGTGTAGACAGAAAAGGAATTGCAAGAATAAAAACTGTTGAAATATTATCAAGAAGAGATGGCGATGTTGTAAAAGCATTTCAAGAAACATTTAAAACACCTGAAAGACGAGATGTAGCAGATGCAATGGTAAAAAATAAAATCATTGAAAGCGATGATTCTATTACAGATGAAAATTATAGTGCATCTAATTTTTTTAAGAAAAAGATTAAAGGATTAGATTTAGATTTAGATGGGTCTGAAATTCAAGAGCTTGTACCAGTAATGCGTACTGCATTAGAAGCAGAAGGAGCTACTATTGAAGATGCTTTAGAAGTAGCAGAAAAATACTATGAAGCTGTTTATAAATCACATCCAAGTAATTATAATATAAATGAAAGAAAAACTGGCACACCTGATAGGGGTGGTATTGCATCTTATTATGGAGATAACACAGACAAAGTAGTTGAGATTATTAATAATAAATTAAAAGCTGATTTACCTGATGATACTGAAACAAGTTTCTTTGGATTGTATACAACAAAAGTAGATTACGAACTTGGTGAAAATGCTTTCTTATTACCGGATAGATCAAATGGAAACAAAAATTCTGGAAGGTGGACAGTCGTTGATGCTGATGGCAAACCACTTACTAACGAATTTGGTGTTATTGAAATAACAACACAGGATATAGAACTATCATCAAATATTATTTTAAACGAGGCTAAAGAAGCTATTGCTGATGAGACTATAGGTAAGTATTTCAATTGGTGGAATAACTTTAGTTTTGATACAGATATACGTATTGAAATGGGTGAAATAAAAGGAAGTAAGTCAGTTAATTTAGACGCACCTGCACCATCAATTGATACTTTTGATGATACGGCTAAGAAAAAATTTATGTCTACTGATCTTTATGTTCAGCCAACTGGTTCTGAGATGCAAGAAAATATAGATATACAGCCTGATGCTATGAGAAATATTAATGATGCAGTTGACGAAGCAATAGATACTGTAGACAGGACTGTAGTACAACCAGTTATTGAAGGTGTAGAAACAGCAATTGATAAAGCAGGTAAGCTTAAAGACATTGCTGTTAATAACATTGTTAGTTTTTATAACAAAATGAAAGCAGAAGGTGCTGAAATATTAAGAGACACACCTGAGTTTATTGAGATAGCACAACTTGCTAATGGTCAGGTAATTGATGAGCTTGTGAATAGTATAACTGCAAATAAACCAATCAATGCACATGTGGGTGCAATAGAACAATTAATTAAAGATGAGGATTTTAGCCCTGTGCAATATCAAGATGGTGCAGGAAAATCTGTTGGATATGGGTTCGCTGTTGCAGCACTTGAAGATGATGAACGTGCTTTGATTAAAGATATAAATAATATTACAGAAAAAGAAGCTAAAGCAATTATAAATATTAAAGTTCAAAAGATAGCAAGAAAGTTTGTTAGGGATGTTCCTAATTTTAATTCAATAGCAACAACAAGGCAGATTGCATTGATAAATTTTGCTTATCAACTTGGTTATGAGAATGTAACAAATCAAGGCAAAGACCCTAAGAAACAGTGGCCTAAGTTTTTTGTTAGTTTAAAAGCCGCTGCAATTGCACCAGCAGGTTCAAAAGAAAGAGATGAACTGTTTGCTGAAGCAAGAAATAACATGGTGTATAATTACACATCTAAAGGTAGATTCTATACAGATTGGTTTAACCAAACTCCTAACAGAGCAAAGAGAGTATCACAAAGCATAAGAGGTTATTAATGTCTGAACTTTTTTACAGGTCATCTGATTACAAAAGTTTTACACCAAGAAAGTTTGCAAGACCAACCCCAGTTTTTACAGAGTATCAAAAGCATGCAGACATTATAGAACCATCCTTTGGTGAAATATTTATGGGTCATCTTGGTTATCAATGGATGCCAGTTACAAACTTTATACAAGAGCAATTAACATTTACTAATCAGGATGATGATCCTGATTTTAGATGGCAGGATCAAGAAGAAACAGAATCATATTATCAATACGTTGAAGAGTTATCACGATCTAAAAACAGAGAACATTATGATTTTATAATGAGTAATATTGATCAAGGTATAAAACGTAGAGAGGTTATGGATAGAGGTGGATTGTTTCCTGCATTAGTAGCAGGTTTTGCTGATCCACTTAACATAGCATTTGCATTACCGGTATTTAATGTAGGGCTTAAAGCCGCTTGGGCAGCAGGCTCTGCTTTAGGTGTTGCTAAGTCAGGTGCTAAAGTAGGTCTTGGATTTGGCATTGCATCAGAAGCAATACGAGCACCATTTGATCCTTTGAATACTCCACATGAGGTTGCTATGAACATAGGTGCATCTACACTTATGACTGGTTTACTAACTGGTGGCATGAAAGGTATTGCTAATACCTATTCAGGTATGAAGCTAAAGAAGATTAATGAAGAAATAGCTAAAGAAAAAAAAGGTATAAAAACTGAAACAACAACTCAGACACCTGTTGGTGAGCCTGTACCTGATCCTACTGTTGCTCCTGTAAAACCAACTGCAAAAATTAAAGCGTTATCTGAAATGGATGATGGTGAAATACAGTATAGATTTGGCGAAGAGTTCAATGTTAAAAAGATAGTTACCGATCAAAAAATTGTAGATCAATACAAGATTGATGCAGATAAACCAAACATTTTAGGAAGGCATGTGTATTCAGATGAGGGTGGAACTGTATATGTGGATATTACTAGGACAAAAGATAAATTTAGAAGCCTTAAAGAAAAAGCTAAAAACAAAGAAAAGGGATTCGAAGAACTAGAACGTCTTAAAAATACAGGTTTATATTCTGAAGCATCATACTATCAAAGTAGATTTATGTTTAACAACATAGATAGATTTACTGATGAAGATGAATTTGTTGACTTTGTTTTGTTTCACGAAATGATGCACGGAAAATACAAACAAAAACCAAATCAAACACTTAGAGCTTATGAAGAAGAAATCAATACTAATGCATTAGATAGGTCGCAGGCTGAAAGAAATAAAATATCTGAAGACACAGGTGCTATAAAAGAAACTGTATACTCTCGAATTGGCAAAATAAGTAAATTTATTCCATCAAGAATTATTAATGAAGCTAAGGACTTAAATGTTTCTATAAAAAATGACTACAATAAAATGTCATTTAATGCATCAGTTGCTCTTGAAGGCAATCAATATGGTAGAGCAAGTCAATCTTTATCAGCAAGGGCAAAGTTATATGGTGGCAGAGTATATTCATTGCGTACAAGAATGCGTGAAAGATATATGAAACATATGAAGTCACGAGAAGGTACAGGTGAGTTTATTGGATTTGATGTAGCGTCTATGGCAGTCAAAGCTAATAGATATATGAGAGGTGATACAAGCAAAAAAACGTTTGATGAATGGTTTGATGATTTGATTATGACTCATATTGACAATGGTAATCCTGATTGGCATGCAGCTAACTATCAGTATTTACCAGAAATAATTAGGTCTTCATTAGATGATCTTGATGGCATGCTCAGAGCTATGGATGATTTAGCAAGAGAGGTTGGTGTTTTAGGTGATGACGTAGGTATACGGCAACAAATAAAAGATATTGCATTAGATGTAGAAAGACGAACTCAAGAAATAACAAAGATAAAAGAAACAATAAAATCAATAGATGATAGAGCTAAAGAACGTATGACTAGTAGCAGATCATCTACACCACAATACACAGCAAAAGAAAAAAAGTTTAAAGATAATTTACAAGGCCAGTTAATGGTTGAGGAGAAGAGGGTTGCTGATGCTGCACTTAACACAACTTGGTTAAGAGGTGTGTTAAATTCACCAACTAGAAAGAACTACAAATTTCCTATTTACTATGACAAAGCTTTATTACTTTCAAGCCCTGATAAAAGAGAAGAGCTAACACAGGTATTTACTAAACATTTTTTAGAGGAAGACACTTACAAAAGATGGGAAGGAGACAAGTGGATTGATGTCCAGATTGCAGGGAAAGCAGAAAAAGCTAGAGAAGAAGCTGAAAAAGTTGTTAATAAAATATTAGAGATAGGTGATAACTTACATGAAACAGGCTCAATCGGGCCGGGCAAAGGTAAGCACTTAATGATTCGTGCAACAAATATACCCGAATGGAAAGTCAAAGACTTTATCATAAGAGATGAGCGTGTACTAGAAAACTATATGGAAAAGATGGGCTTTCGTATTGAATGGGCAAGAGCATTTGGTAAGGAAACTATAGATGAAATGCTAGACAGGCATGACATAATTATGAAAGCTGATGGTCTTTCTGAAAAAAGACGTGCTGAATTTAGAACAAACTTTCTTGCTGACTATGAACGTGAAGCAGGACAAATGATTAGGTCACCTGATAGATGGGATAATAAATACTCAAGGATAACTAAGAAGGTTGCAGGTATGACCTATCTTACTGGTGCAGGAGTAACATCTATAATTGAAACAGTGGCTATGCCAATTTTTGAGCATGGTTATGGCAGGGTATTTAGGACTGCTGTGCAAGCTGTTGATGGTAATTGGTCTAATATCAAAGCTAATGTAAAGAATCTTATGTATGTTAATGAGGGTATGGAGTTAGCAAAGTCTATAGCACAAAGAATATTTTTAACAGACACAACTAAAAACTTACAGCCGGGCAAGTTAGAGCGTTCTGTTGAAATGATGGAAAAGGGTTTTTATATTGGCAATGGCTTATCTATTATTACAAAGATAGGAAAGATGGTTGATATGGCTGTGCGTATACCTAAGTTTTTTGAGCAAATACAATCAATAAAAAATAATAGTGCATCTGCATTCGATATAGAAGAGCTTGGTCGTTATGGTATAACACCTGATGTGGCTAGAAGGTTATCTAATATGCCTTGGGAAAAAACAGAAACAGGTATGCCTGTTTTAAACTTAGCTAATTGGCCGGAAGCTACAGCGTTGGATAGAGAACTCAAGCGTACAATGATGACATATCTTGCATCTGCATCACGTAATACAATTATGCATGCTACTGCTTTTGATAGACCAATGATTATGGATGGTTTTGTTTATGTAAAATACAAGCCGTGGATGAGAAAGCTTGGAATACAAGTTGATGAAAGAGCAAGTATAAAAGTTGGAAATAAGATTACATATCCTATGGCACGTGTTGAGTCTGGTGTTATGGCTTTTCCATTTCAGTTTTATAACTTTGCTTTTGCAGCTACAAACAGGATTGCAGCATCTATGCTTGATCCGGCAAGGCAACATAGAATGGCAGGTATGTCAGCATTGTTGGGTATGAGTTATATAACACTACTTATTAAAAAGCCTGACTGGTGGTTTGAGAATAGAGATGCACCTGAGTTAATGATGCGTAGCTTTGAAATGTCAGGCATTACTGGAGTCTATTCAGACATTGCGTATATGGCATTGCATTCTGCAATTGCTACTGGGTTACATAATCCTGATGATTCATGGCTGAAGGGTAAATACAAACCGACAGTTGGGGATCAATTTGCAGACTTTGCAGGTGCAACACCGGGTATGATGCGTGAGTGGGTACTTGGTGCTCATGAATTATTGACTGACCAAACTCCTGAGGGATTAAAGAGATTGTCTTATAACCTACCAATAATAGGGTTAACACCATTTGCTGAAGATATGAGAGAGCTAGGCAGGAGTATAACAAGGCAATGATTTGTGCGTTGCACACAATTAAAAGAATACATAAGGTGCAAATATGACAATTAGTTTAAGTGATAATAACCCAAGAGTTTCCTACAATGTAGCTGAAGGTGTAACGCAAACATCGTTTACTGTTAACTTTGAGTTCTTTGATGATGCTGACCTTAACTTTTATGTTGATGGCACACTTAAAACATTAACGACACATTACACAGTCACAGGTGGTAGTGGTGCAACTGGCACAATTAATACAACAGCAGGTAATAGTGTTACTGGAATTGCAGGTGGCTCTACTGTAGTTATAACTAGAGACGTTTCTCTTGCTAGAATTACAGACTTTCCATCATCAGGTGCATTTGAAGTTGCAAAATTAAATACAGAATTAGATAGATTTACAGCAATTGCTGCTGACTTAGATGATATTTCAACTAGAGGTTTAAGATTACAGGATTTTGATAGTCCGGTTTCTACAGAATTACCACTATTAGATGTAAGAAAAGGTACTGTTTTAGGATTTAATGCCACTACTGGTGCAGTAGAAGCAGGGCCTACTATAGCAGATGTAAGTTCACTAGCACAAATAACAGCAGATATTTCAACACTAGCTGATATTGAAGATGGTACTGATGCAACAGATGCAATTCAAACAGTGGCAGGTATATCTAGCAATGTAACTACAGTTGCAGGTATCTCAGCAAACGTGACAACAGTCGCAGGTATAACAGCTAACATAGCTTCTGTAGTAGCAGATGAAGCGGATATTGGCACAGTAGCTACAAACATTTCTAGTGTTAATACAGTAGCTACAAACATTGCAGATGTTATTACAGTTGCTAATGATCTTAATGAGGCTGTGTCTGAGTTAGAAACAGTTGCTAATGATTTAAATGAAGCTACCTCAGAGATAGATACAGTTGCTACATCAATTAGTAATGTTGATACAGTTGGTACAAACATAGCTAACGTAAATACTGTAGCAGGAAATAATGCCAATGTCACCACAGTTGCAGGGATAAATGCAAATGTAACTACAGTAGCAGGTATTAGTGGCAATGTGTCTACAGTGGCAGGAATTAGTGCTGATGTTACAACAGTTGCCAATGATGGAACAGATATAGGAACAGTATCCACTAACATTGCTAATGTAAATACAGTTGCAGGTAACAACAGTAATGTGACTACAGTCGCAGGGATATCTGGTAACGTAACTACAGTTGCAGGAATACAAGCTAACGTAACTACTGTAGCAGGAATAAGTGGAAACGTAACTACAGTTGCAGGTAACAATACCAATATAACTACAGTAGCAGGGATTGATTCAGAAGTTACAACTGTTGCAGGAATTAGTTCTGAGATTACTACAGTCAATAACGCAGCTTCTGATGTAGCAACACTATCACCTTTAGCTTCAGACATATCTACTTTGGCAGATATAGAAGACGGAACTGATGCTACTGATGCGATACAAACAGTAGCAGGAATAGCTGCAAATGTAACAACGGTTGCAAATAACGATAGTAATGTTACAATAGTGGCAAATAATGATGCCAATATTACAGCAGTTGCAGGTGATGCCTCAGATATTGGAACAGTAGTTACAAACATGGCCAATATAAATTTAGTAGCATCAAATATAAACGCAGGAGTTATTGATGGTATATTTGATTATGGATCAGTCGCAGATGCAGTTTCAAGCTCAACAGATTATGGAAGTCTATAAGGAGATTTAAATAATGGCAACACAAGTACAATTACGAAGAGGAACATCTGCTCAGAATGATGCCTTTACAGGTGCTACAGGTGAGTTGACGTATGATACAACTAACAAAAGAGTTAGGGTTCATGATGGTGGAACAGCAGGTGGCTTTGAGATAAAGACTGAGGATGGCTCAGGAAATACTATATTTGCAGACAATGAGAAAGCCTTATTTGGTGCAGATTCTGACTTACAGATTTATCACGATGGTCAACACAGTTATATTGATGAACAAGGACAAGGTAGTTTATTTATAAGAGGTGCAAATACTGTTGACCTTATTACACCAGATGGTTTGGCATATATGGCTAGATTTCAAGCTACTGGATATAACAAACTTTATCATAATGGAGACGAAAGATTAGAAACCACTTCATCAGGCATTGACGTAACAGGTACAGTTGTATCAGATGGTATGTCTACAAATACAGCAGGTACAAGCAACTTTATAGCAGGTGTTAGTGCAGGCAGTCTTATTGGAAGTGGTGCAAATTACAATACTTTTGTAGGAGACCGAGCAGGAAGGGTTTGTAGTTCTGGCGATAATAATGTAGCTATTGGATTTGAAGCCTTAGATTCTGAAATTGGAGGAGGAGCTTCTGTTGCTGTTGGTTATCAAGCATTACTTGATCAAAACACTTCAAATACTAATCATAATACAGCAGTTGGATTTCAGTCTGGAATGAGAGTTACAACAGGAATTAACAACACCTTTATTGGTTCTCTTGCAGGTGATTCTTTTACTGATGCTGATTTCAACGTGGCAGTTGGATATAATGCTCTTACTGCAGACACAAAAGGTAGTAGGTCAACTGCAATAGGTAGAGGTGCATTAGCTACACAAAATTTTACTTCTGCTACCAATGCTAACAACACAGCAGTTGGTTTTGGAGCAGGTGTATTTGTAACAACAGGAACTGGAAATACCCTTATTGGAGCAGACGCAGGTGATGCTCTAACATCTGGTATTTATAATACTGCTCTTGGATATTTAGCATTATCTGGAGATACACAAGGAAGTAGGTCAGTTGCTATAGGTCAACAAGCATTACAAAATCAAAACTTTACTTCAGCTATACAAGCTCATAACGTAGCAGTTGGCTTTGAAGCAGGTATAGCAGTTACAACAGGAACACAAAATACCTTTGTTGGTAGTCTTTCAGGCAGGGCATTAACTGATGCTGACTACAATGTGGCTATGGGGATGTATGCCTTATCTTCTGATACTAGAGGTAGTAAAAGTACAGCGATAGGATATGCTTCTTTATATACTCAAGATTTTACAAGTGCTACAGATAATTTTAATACAGCAATTGGATATAACTCAGGATATAGTGTAACAACAGGAGTTAACAACACTTTTATTGGAGGTCTTGCAGGTGATACTTTAACTACAGGAAGCAGAAATCTTCTTTTGGGAACAAGTGCAGGGCAATCTCTAGCAACATCCAATAGTGACAATACTTTCGTTGGAATGAATGCAGGAGGTGACATTACAACTGGGGATGCCAATACTATCTTAGGTCGCTTTAACGGCAATCAAGGTGGCTTAGACATAAGAACATCAAGCAATAACATTGTGTTATCAGATGGTGATGGTAATCCGAGATTAAGAATAAATTCAGCAGGTAGACAAACGTTTGCAAATGGTACTGCTAATGCTCACGGAAATTTTGTAGGGGAAGTTGGTGTTGCTTCTCGTGCATTAGAGTTTGAACATACTGTTGGTGGGGGAGGTGTTGGAACTGTCATTACCACAGCATCATCTACAGCTTATAATACTTCCTCAGACCACAGACTAAAAGAAAACGTGGTTGATATGGCAAGTTCTATTGATAGAGTAAAACAATTATTACCTAAAAGATTTAACTTTATTATAGATGCAGATGTTACAGTAGATGGTTTTTTAGCTCACGAAGCACAATCAGTTGTTCCAGAAGCAGTTCACGGAACACATAATGAGGTAGATGTTGATGGTAATCCTATCTATCAACAAATAGACCAATCAAAACTAGTACCATTATTAACTGGTGCATTGAAAGAAGCTATCGCAAAGATAGAAGATTTAGAAGCAAGAATAGCAACATTAGAAGGAGCTTAAAATGAGTAGAACAGCAGAAGAAATAACACAAGCACATTCAGCTTGTTTAGATGGAGCAGATACAATCAATGTTGTAATTGCTACACATAACTTAGGTAATAGTGCAACAGAAGATAACTATGGATATGACATGACACTTGAGGAAAAGAAAGCAAGGGTTAGTCGTAGTGTAGGATATCTCAAGTATCAGAAAGATAACTTTGATGATTGGGGTGATGCTGATTTCACAGTTATAGATGCAGCAATAGCGAGTGCAGATACATTTACAGGGGAATAAAATGACTGAACAATCAAACGTAATCACTATTGATGGTAAAGAATATAATCAAGATGATCTTACACAAGATCAGAGTTACTTTATTAATCAGATTAGAGACTTGCAAACTAAAGCAGGTAGTCTTAAGTTTCAATTAGATCAACTAACTGTAGCACAAAATGCTTTTACTAACTCATTAATTGAATCCTTAAAGTCTGAAGATAAAGACGAAGACGAGGCTGTTAATGGTTAAGGCATCTGATGTAAAGGCACAGATAGATACACATGAAGCTGTCTGTGCTGAGAGATGGAAAGAAACTATCTTACGCATCAAACGTATAGAGCATATAATGATTGGTACAGCAGGTACTATGATAGTTATGATGGTAGGTTTACTACTGAGGTGACACTATGCTTGAAATGCTAGTGGTCGCTAATAGTGCTTTTGCAATTATCAAACAGACCATACAGAATGGTCGTGAACTATCTTCAGCAGGTGCAGCAATATCTAAATTTGTTAGTGCTGAAGAACAACTCAAACAAGATTTACATAAAAAAAAGAATAGTATCTGGACTAACTTTCTAGGCAAGGAAGACAATGACCTAGAAGAGTTTATGGCTTTGGAAGAGATACGAGTTAAAAACGAACAACTCAGAGAGTTCATGCAGTTATATGGTAGAGCAGGTCTATATAATGACTATGTATCTTACTGTGCTGATGCACGCAAATCTAGAAGAGATGCTCGTATTAAAGCAGAAAAACGCAAAGAGAAAATAAAAGAAACAGTAATGAAAGTTGTACTGGCTATACTTATTACTGCTTTATTATCAGGTGTTGTTACAGTACTGGCAATCATAGCTAAAAAGAAAGGTTTAATATGACAGCCTTTTTACTTGCTTGTACATTAAATGGCATTGTCAATGGTGGTATATATTTCCAAGATGTAAATGTCTGCTTGGATTACAGAGATGTTCTCGACAATCAATCGTTTATAAAAAACAATGAGACACAAACATATGAGTGTATATGTAAGCTCGTACCTTTTGTAGATACAGATAAGGTAAAGGTGTACTAATGGTTACAGTTGAACAGTTTCTTAAATGGAAGATACTACCAAGATGTATGATGCTTGCTAGTACAGTTATGTCATGGAGATGTGCTGAATGGTTTATGGATTTAGATGCACCGACTGCTGCACAGTCAGCCTTTGTATCTGTGGTTATGGGTGTAATGACAGGTGT